CCTACATATCACTTGATTGGATGCGTACAACATTGCCAATGTCGGGTGTGTCCTGCTTGTTGTCGAGGATGCACCACAACACAGGGCAGTCCCACGTACCCCAGTCGCCAGCCAGATAGCCATCGGTCAGTACAACAGTCGCTTGCGGTTTGATGTTGTGCTCCTGCATGTAACCAGTCACACAGTTGACATCCGTACCGCCGCCGCCCTTGGGCCTTGTAGTCTTGACCAGCGTGTCTAGCTCGTGAGGAGCGTATGACTCGTCACCCACAAGACGGTGCCCCCAGTACAGTAAGCGCAGCTTGTCGGGCTTGACGGTAGTGCAGATCGACTGAACTTCTGACAGGAACGTAGCCACATCACGATCATCAATAGACCCTGACGTATCAACGGCAATGACTAGCTCATCAATCTTCTCGCTGATACCGCTGGGCAAGTACACGTTGGCACCAATGTACCTGCGGTTGGGACGCCGCCATGTGGAGTAGTCGTTACCTGCACAATGAGTCTGAACAAACTCGCGCAGTGCCGCACGCCAATCGACCTGCGGTTGCATAAGCTCCTCAAACCTGCGGCTACCATTGCTGCCCATCTTGCCAGCGATCATGCTGCCCTGACGTATGGCAATGTCGATCTCTTTCTCAAGCTCCTTGACCTCATCATCAGACAACTTCTTAGCACCTTCCCAGTCGTGGTCATCGAAACCTTTGGGTTGGGCGCGAGACGTACCTTGTGGGTTACTACCACCTGACTTGTTAGGTGGAACTGGATTGCCGCCAGTGGGTGGCTTGCCGGTGCCTGTCGGCGGCTCATCTGCTTCACCCTGCTCCTGCTTGAGTATGTGGAAGATAGCAGCCGAGTCCATCCATGAACCGTCAGCCTTGCGGAACCGCTCGTCATAGAGACCTATGATCTCGCCCTTGTGCTCACCGTCCTTGCAGATGGGCATGGTGGCAAAGCCATCGTCTTTGTTGTCATCCACAATCACACCGTTGATGTAGTAGTCACACGCTTGATTCGTCAGACGCGGGTCAATGTCGTGCATCCACCTGTACGTTGTCAGATGACGTAACAGCTTATGACCTTCCTCCTCGTGCAGTACCAAGAACCGTAGCTCTGGGTCAGTCAGTGAATCAACGAACGCTCGCCCGAACTCCACGTCACGTCCGTTGGTACATGCGGTGGGTATGTCATCGCTGACAGTCTTGTCACCAATCATAAGAACACCGGCCAGTGCGATGTATCTCTCGTGTGCCGTGATGTCCACGATAGCTTTCGAGATGCGCTGTTCCGCCGTTAGTTGTTGTCGTAGTGCAAACATGTTACCTCCTTACACCTTGTCCGCTGAGAACATGTAGTTGTTGTCCATAGCCCATGTAGTGAACTGCTTGTTCTGCATGACCATAGACTGCTTCTTGGGATCGTACTTGTTGGAACGCACACCGTTGGCGAACAAGCTCTGATATTCAGTGCCAAGGCGCAGCATGTAAGTCATCCACGCATCCATCCAGTCACGCTCAATCACAGACAGAGCACGGAACACCACCATGCAAGTAGCCGACGCGGACGTTGGCACCGTAGCGGTGTCGGGGTCAGTCTTGATTGACTCCAGTGACGGTAGCTGGTCAGCCAGCTTGAGGAATGCCATGAAGTCCATAGCGGCGCGGGCACCGATAGTCCCCATGAGTGCTGCTGTTAACGTGTCATCGTCAAGACCACTACGATTCTTCAGGATGTCGCTCGCTGCGTGCAGTGAACGTGGTGTACAAAACGCAGTCCGACCTACCGCCTGTGGGTGAAAGATGTACTGGTTGTCATCTGGGTTCTTCACGTCGCGGAAGTCCTGCATGACCTGCGGTGTGTCCTTGACCCAGCCGAGTATGGTGTGGTCGATACCGTTGCTGATACCCCACTCGACCCACTCGACTGCATCGGGTTTCTTGGTCTCGACGACTGTCAGGCGGTTTAACTGGTGTGCTAGTAACAAGTCACCCACACCCTCGGCCCCAAGGTTAGTCGTAGCGAACACGATAGAATCTTTGTGCAACGTGTAGCTGCCGATCTTGCGCTCCAGCATCAGTCGCATCAGCGCATTCTTGACAGCGGGATTGGCCTTGCCTAGCTCATCAATCATTAGAACGATGGGCTTGTGGTTGTGAACGCCAAGCTCCTCGTTGGTCAGGTATGTCACGTAACCTGAGCCATCGTCCATCTTGGCAATGTTAGGTATGGTGATGTCACCCAAGTCCTTGGTCGTACCATCAAAGTAGCACGGTATGTGATTCGGGTTAGCTGCTGCGATTGCCGCCAGCATTGATGATTTACCAGAACCCATCGGCCCTTGAGCGAGGACAGTGCGGTGGGCACCGATACCCAAGATAAGGGCGACAGCTTGGTCGTTGTTCAAAGCGTACATGTTTTGTGCATAGCTCATGGCTTGCTCCTGTTTTGTTATGTTGTTTGCATCTCAATGAGATGTAGTTTTGGTCAGTTGGTTGTAGTTAGTAGTATCCCGTATCACATGACCATTATACAGGACACTACGTGTTATGTCAAAGTACCCAGACACCCTACATACCGAGGGAAGGTAGGTTGTCCAAGATCTTCTGCACCTCGCGGTGCTTGTCGAGTCGCGCAGTCTCGTTGTGCTTGAGCATGTCGGTGCTGACACCGTACAGCGCATCTTCTAGCTGACTGGTAACAGCCGCCATCTGCGTATCACCCGTCAGGTTGCAGTCGCGCATCATGCCGATCAACTCCAGCGATGTGTCGAACACACTCTGGTATAGCTTGTTGTACTTCTGGTCGCCGTTGTCATCGACCTCATCCTTGGGCGAAAGCTGCCGCGTGATGGTCTCTAGGTTGTCGCGTACCTTACGCCATAGCTCGCCCATCGCTGCATCAATGCTGCTGGTGTAGAAGTCTTCGTACTGCTGCTTGATCGCATCCACTGCCTCGGTCTGTAGATCCAAGCGGAAGTCACCGACCTCAGGTATGTGCGACATGATGCAACGCCAGCCGAACTTCTCACGTAACACGTCAGTGGGTGGGTAGTCTCTGCTGTTGAACAGGGTGCCAAGATTCTCGGCCTCGGCCTGTCGCTGCGACACATCGAAATCGTAGTCGCTCAAGAAATCCTCCACGAGCTTCCAGTATTCTTGCTCGGCCTCGGACATCGCTTGCTGATAGTCGAACAGCCCAGCGGTAGGTAGTAAGCGCAGCCCCATGTCAGACCACGGTAGTGTGAGCCTGTAATGTATTTGGTTGCGTGTGTTGGCTGCGAACTTGCGTATCGCAGTGAGTTTGTCAGAACGCATTATGTCCTTACGACCTTCGACGGACTCAGCATCAGCACCTGTACTGCTGGCGATTGCCTTGGTAGCTGTTTTGTCCTGCTTTTTTGTGCCCCAGATAGAGAACCCGAACTCGACCAGCATGGCAGATGAACTGATGCTGGGTATGTTGCTGATGGCTGGCGCTGCTGCTAGCTGCTGAATGTTGTTTGCTTGTTCCATTGGAACCTCCTGTCTTGTTATGTGCATCTCAATGAGATGTAGTTTTTTGGGGTCGTCGGTAAGGAGTCTCCCCACCGACAAGGCATATTATCTCACATATAACATGTTATGTCAAGGGGTGGTATCTGGTGGTGTTTGGTGGTTTCTACGATAATCTTCCGTAATCTTCGTTAGTGTAGGTCTGTATGTGTTTGATAAATAAGTAAACTTCGTTTCTTCGCTTTTTGGGGAATTTGAATAGGGGGGAGCTTGTGTGGGGGAGAAAGCGAACATTAGGTAAAGAGGGGGCTAGAATCTACCCGTATATATATATATTTATAGAAAAGTAAAATTATATAAATATAGTCTTTATCTGGGTATGCAGTATTGCGGGGGAACGCCAGATACCACGAGATACCACGTTTTAATTGTTACTTTTTGGCCTTAAAAAAACGAAGAAAGCAGGAATATTGCGGTAACATTGCGAATATTACCCTTTGCAAAAAACGAACATTCGTCTGATGGTGTAACGTGTTATTACATCTCACTGAGATGTAGTCTATGCCGTCGCGTGGCGCAACGCTACGGGGGAACTGGTCTTACGTTATGTGGTGGCGCAACGCTACGCAAGACGCAACGCTACGGTGGAACTGGTTTCAAGGCACTGGCTTCAAAAATTGAAGCCAAAAAAACCCCGCCGAAGCGGGGTAATGTTTAGATGTAGCGGTCAGGGTCGGTCAGGTTGTGAGTCACCTTGCGTTCCACGTCTAGCAATTTTTGCAGATTGGCGTTCTCTGCTCTTAGCTTTTTGTTTTGTCTAGCGTAGGCTCCGATCATGCGTTTGAGACTATCGCGCTCGTTTTCCAATCGGTCGAGCTGCTGCATGGCGTTATTGGTTAAAGCTTTGATTTGTGCGTCGGTCATTATCGGGCCTCCCTGTCGCCTACTACAATTATGCCGAATCCGATGGGGATCATAAGCGGGGACACCCAAGCGAATACCGATGGCAGTTCGACGTGAGGGTTGAAGTAGTAGAAGCCGGTCAGTAAAAGGCCAGCGCCGATTAAGACCATGCCAGCGAATAGATAGATGGTTAAGAGTAAAGTCGAGTGCATAACATGTTACCTGTTAGGTGGGAAAGAATGGCCCCGCGAACGAGGCCGGTTGAGTTACTTAATTGCCGTTAGTGCTTTTAGCATTCCTTTGACAACCACATGGTCAGCCAATGTTTTTTGCTGAACCTCACTGAGCTGTGCCAGCCTGTTCACCAGTTCGATCAGCGTGGGATGCTGTATCGCGTGGGGGACTGCCGATCCTTTGGCCTCTGGCGCTGTACCCGACTCCGTCTCGTGGTCGGCGACATTGCCGGTCGAGCTGTCTGTGCCGCTAGCCGTTTTTTGCTTCTCGACTTTGACGGGATGAGTACCTTGGGCGGTATTCAGATCACGTCGTAGGTTACCCATGTATTTGCCCAGATCCCTACCCGCCGCAATCTTGGCGTTAGAGAATGCCGTGACACGTTTAACCTGTGCGGGCGTGCGTTTCTTGCCGGTGTTGCCATCGCACAGTTTTAGTTTGTACGCGGCTGCATCCACCTCGTCGATTATCTGCACCATTGTAAAACCGTCGTATTTGGCGTGGGTAGACTTGGCTTCGGCCACGCTTTTACGCACCGCCAAATATAGCGCCTTAGGTTTATCGCCTTTGGCAGGGCCAACACAATCCATCGCCCTCAGTCGCGGCGTCGCGTTCTTAGGTAATACCCATTCGCCGGTACGCTCATTCTCGCGGTAACCCGATAACCATTTGATGCTACCTAGAGCAGAGTCCATACCTTGCACGTATGAAGCCACATGGGTAGCGATGTTTGCAAATTTAGACATAACGTCTTTTCCTTTCGTTAATTAAAAAGTACATCTCAGTGAGATGTAGATTAAGCCGCGCCGGTATTGGCTTGGCTTGGCTACCATTATAGCGTGTAACGTGTTTTGGTCAAGTATCTGGTGGTTTTTGGTTGTATCCTATACCACCCTCCCCCTATGGCCGCGCTCGCCACTTATGTTTACTGTTAGGCTATGTATTACTAATTTACTCAAATAAATCGTATTCCTACGAAAATGGAGCACTTTTTTGAGGCCGTTCCCTAATACCCCTACACACAGAACACCCCCCACCCTAAAAATTTAAGTCCCTATACCGTAAAATTTTTTGTGTACTGTGGTATTTGGTGTATATTCGCGCCAACGACTCTTAGTCTGCACACAATCTATGACTTTATTTGTAGAGCCTGAAATCGGCGTTTCTTTTTCTGATGACATACCTAATGTGGATCTGAAGGAACGCGCACAAGCCGCATGTAATACGGCACTAGAACTTGCCGAGCATGGTCTGGACTTAGAGCCAAGCGCCGAGGACGAAGATGTGGCGGCAAGACTGGCCGTTGCATACGCGGATGACCCAGAAAGAACGTCCAAGAAGGCCTCTGCTAAGAACATAGCGAAGCTGACCCCCGCCTCACTCGTACTTACGAACCATATACTGCAAGAGTTCGGGCAGTCCGTGGTCGATAGCGCTGTCCAAATCCGTCACCTAGTAACAAACAAGCTGCTGTTGGAGTCAGAGAACGCTGACCCACGTATACGCATACGCGCATTAGAGCTTCTAGGTAAGATCTCAGACGTAGGGTTGTTCGCAGAAAAGTCAGAAGTAACTGTAACGCACCAATCTTCTGATGATTTACGTGATAAACTACGCTCCAAGCTAGAAAAATTGGTAAACCCTGACCACGATATTGAAGACGTTGAGTACATTGACGGCGACGTGGACGTGCGTGAAGAGTTGGGCCTAGATGATTGAGGCCGCTCCCGACTTTACCGAAGACGAAGTGCAGCAGATGCTGGACAATCTTGACAATTTCTCCGCTGATGAGGTTGTCGAAATCAATCGCATAGTAGATGAACTATCTACACGTAGGCAGAACACGGCTGCTTACAACGATCTCATAGAATTTTGTAAACGGATGCAGCCAGACTTTATAGTTGGCAAGCATCACAGGATATTAGCCGACATGCTCATGGCTATTGAGCGCGGAGACGAAGACCGGATATGCGTAAACATCCCACCACGGCACGGAAAGTCGAACCTAGTTTCGATTATGTACCCCGCGTGGTTTTTAGGGCGAAATCCGAACAAAAAGGTAATGATGGTGTCCCACACCACCGACTTAGCGGTAGATTTCGGGCGCAAAGTGCGAAACTTGATCGCAACGGACGAGTACCTGTCGATATTTCCCACCGTGAAGCTGGCGATAGACTCAAAATCAGCAGGACGGTGGAACACAAACGCTGGCGGCGAGTATTACGCCTGTGGAATTGGCTCGTCAATCGCAGGACGGGGCGCGGACTTGCTTTTAGTGGACGACCCGCACTCAGAAC